GTTGAGGGGTATATGCAGGTGAAGGGGATGAAGAAGACGGGCGACCGCGAAGACATCGAAGTGGTATTCTTTGCCGACTCGCTCGACATCGCCAAAGCCGTAGGCGACAAGCAACTCTCCGACCTTGACCTCTCCGCGTACGACCACACGCTCAACTTGAACAACGTCCAACAGTCGTGGATTGGGGCGCTCTTTTCGGGTGACGTGAGATACGGCCTTATCGACAAAGGCTTCAACTGGTCGTTTCCTGACAACCCCCCGTGGACAGACACCGACGGACTATGGCAAGGGGAGCTCACCCCTTTTGTACGTGCTCGGACGTTGGTAGACCAAATCTTCTCCGACGCGGGCCTCACCTACGTCTCTGACTTCTTCGACACGACCGACTTCGGAAACATCTACCTCCCCGCGTACAACGGGGTCAGTTCACCGAATACGCAAGACCAGACGGATAACACGATGGCCGGAGGTATCAGCGCCGACGTAACGGGGCCGAGTGCTTTGCAAAAGCTCCGCATACGTGACGACATCTCCCAAGGTGTTGACGCCTCCAGCAATTTCAGCAACGCGACAAACGCATACACGGCACCTTTCACGGCTCGCTATTCGGTACGTATCCACACGGTGTGGAATTTTACGGGAGCAGGTAATATCAAGATTCATCTGTACAAAAACGGCTCCCTCTACGAGACCCTTTTGGACAAGACCAACGCCGCCACCACGGTGGGAGGCTCGCTCGATTTCATCTACGACGGAAGCGGAGTAGGTACGGGCTTGACGGGCCCGGCTATCTTGCTGGAAAATGGGGATACGCTCGAACTCTACTTCGAGCTGTCCAACGGCAACTGCACCCTATACGCAGACCTTGGGGGTACATTGACGCCTGCCGTCGGTCAATTCTACACCAACTCAATGAGCGTCTTCAATGTCTCTCCTGCCCTCTCAGGCTTGGACATTGACCTCGCCTTGAATATGCCGGAGCTCAAACAAATCGACTTCCTGCTGTCGTTGCAGAAGATGTTCAACCTCGTATTCATCCCGTCGGGGTTGAAAGGGCAACTCATCATCGAGCCGTTCGACGACTACTTCGACACGGGCGACGAGCTGAACTGGGACGAGAGGGTACACCGCGACAAGACAATCTCCCTGTACCCCACCACTGACATACAGGCCCGACGCTACGACTGGACGTACAGGGAGGGGTTGGACTTCATCAGCGACGCCGTACAGAAAAGCCTCGACAGGGTATATGGCGCGTACCGCGTGCTCGATCCCGACAACGACTTCGCCACGGGCGAGAAGTCCATCCAGACCCAAGTCGGAAACTACATCATATCCCTTATCCCCGGGTCAGGTTTTCCTATCCATCGCAGCCTTCAGTCCGACGGCAGCGCAGTAGGCAAGCCTTTGCCCATGCTCGCGTACTGGGGAGGGACGGTTACGACGTTTGGGGAGTGGTACGTTAGAAACGACGCAGGAACCACCGTTGGGCCTTCTACCTACTTTCCTTTGTTCTCTCCGTACTCGGCGGACTACCCCACCATCACCGACAACGATTTGAACTTCGGGATGGAGGCGAGCTTTATCCCGCAGGAGTGCAACCCCGTAAACACCCTCTTCTACAAATACTGGAAGGGATATATCCGGGAGCTGTACTCGGAGGAGTCGCGGCTGCTCGAATGCACCATCAAGCTCCCCCTGATCGAGGTGATTACGTGGCAATGGAATAAGAAGGTGTTTATCAATGGGGCGTGGTGGCGTATCCTTTCAATGACTACCGACCTGAACGGCGACGGAAGCGCCAAAATAAAAGCCCGCAAGATTCAAATTTCGGAGACCGACTGCGCCGACACCCCCACAGGGTACAACGACCGATACAACTACATCCTCTTCAACAACTCAACGGGCAAAGCTCCTGACTTTGGCTCGGAAGAGTGCTGCACCAAGTACGGGTACAACTGGGTCACGATTCCGGTAGGAGTTCCCGGCGGCACTTCGCCTATGCAGATTTGCAAACCTCTCAACCAAACAACACAGCCCCAATGAAAGACCCCAAGCACATCATGAGAGGAATAGACCTCTTGCAAGCCTACAAGGTGAAGGCTCCCCTTCCGTGGTGGCTTACGCCCCTCGACTACCTCCTGACGGGGGTCTATTTGGCCTGCTTCTGCGCGGCGTGTGTGTTGGTCATTTATAACGTCTTGTCATGGCTCTGACGAATCAAGAAGTAGTATTCACCTTCAACGCTGAGACGGGCGACATCGACAAGGTAACGACGCGCCTTGCCAAGGATATGGAGAAGGTAGCCGACGCTGCGGACGATGCAGCCAAGGCCACCGAGGAGATAGGCGAGAACGCGAAGAGCGCAGGAACGGGACTGAAGAAGGCAGGCACGCTGGGGGCACAAGGCTTCAAGGCGTTGGGTACGGCCATCAAAGCCACGGGAATTGGACTGCTCGTGGGTATCGTGGTGAAGCTCACCCAGAAGATGACCGAAAACAAGAAGATCGCCGAGGCTCTCGAAGTCGTCTTCAACGGGTTGGGTGTCGTCTTCAACGTCTTGGTGGAAGCCCTGACACCTCTCGGTGATTTGCTTATCTCGGCTTTTACGGAACCACAAGAGGCCGTCCAAACCCTACGAGATAACCTTATCGCTCTAAAGGAGTATTTCGGCACTCTCTTAGATACGGCCATCAACCCGGTATATAGAGGGCTGCTTAATTTGAAGCGTGGCTTCTACGAGGCTGCTATTGCATCCAAAGAGTTTGTCGGACTCGACGCGAGCGAACTAAAACAGACCGTCCGAGAAATTGACGAACAGCTCGCGGACTTGGTAGTCCAGCAAGAAGAAAACAAAGACGCCCTCTCCGCGCCGTGGGAAGAAGCAGCGGAAGCCATCAAAGGATACGTCGAGGAGGCAAAGGGTGCCGTGACACAAAGCACGGCCCTCACCAAGCAACAACAAGCCCTGCGTGACGCGCAGCGTGAGTTGAATGTAGCGACGGCTGAAGCAGCAGCAGAGGTAGAAGAACTCAAGAGACAAAGCGACGACCAGCGCCTCTCGGTAGAAGAAAGAATCGAGGCCGCCACACGAGCCGCAGAAATCAACCAGCGTTTCGCAGATCAGAACGTAGCCCTCTCTCAACAGCAGGCCGACCTCATCCGCCAAGAGATAGCCCTACAAGGGGAGTCGCAAGAGCGGTTGGAGGCTTTGGCACAAGCCGAAATCGAAGCGGCAGCAGCACGGCAAGCGAGCGCCACCATTCAAACGGAGCTACAAAACAAACTCTTCGCCCTCAACCAAGAACTCATCGCACAAGAGGAGGAGCGTTTGGCGGCTGAAGAGGAGGCACGTTTGGCGCTGGAGGAAAGGTTGGCTGAGGAGCAAAGGCTGAAAGATGAAGCCGCTGCAAAAGACGCAGAACGCAGAGCCAAGGAAAGGGAGGAGGAGTTAGCCAACGCCGAAGCCATCAAGAAGGCCCGGCTGGACATCACCAAGTCCACCCTCGACGCCCTCTCTGCCCTCAACGAAGCCTTCACGGGAGAGTCAGAGCAGGAACAAAAGAAAGGCTTTGAGCGGTCTAAAAAGATACAGACGGCACAAGCCCTCATCTCCACATACGAGAGCGCGGTACAGGCGTTCAAATCGCTTGCAGGTATCCCCGTGGTGGGGCCGGGGTTGGGTACGGCTGCGGCTGTCGCTGCCACCGCTGCGGGTCTGGCTAACGTTAAGAAGATTCAAAGCCAAACCTTCCAAGGCGGGGCGAGTGGTGGAGGGTCTACCTACGCCGGAACGGGCGGGGCGGCTTCGGCTGCTACTGCCGCAGGCATCACACCGCCTGCCCCTACCCTCGACCTCGGATTCTTGGGCGAAGGAGCACAACAGCAAGTAATTGAGACGTATGTCATCAGCGAGAACGTCACAACCGCCCAACAAGCAAACAAGAAAATCCAAGACCAAAGCACGTTATGAGAATTGTAGAACTAATCATCGACGAAGACGCGGAGCTGTACGGCATCGACGCGATCTCTCTCGTAGACAAGCCCGCCATTGAACTCGACTTCATCGCGCTAAAAGATGAACGAATCGAGTTCACGACTATCGACGCAGACAAACGTATCCTCCTCGGCCCTGCCCTCGTACCGGACAAGCCTATCTACCGCAAGAACGGAGAGGACGAGTTCTACGTGTACTTCTCGAAGGCCACTGTACGACGTGCGGCGGAGCTGTATTTGAAGCACGGCAACCAAGCCAACCACACCCTCGAACACGAACACTCCATCAACGGCCTTACCGTGGTAGAGTCGTGGATGGTAGAGGACAAAGAGAAAGACAAATCCGCCCTCTACGGGTTGGACGTCCCGGTAGGTACGTGGATGGTCGCTGTCAAGGTAGACAACGAGGCTATCTGGCAGGAGTGGGTGAAGGAAGGCAAGGTCAAAGGCTTCTCCATCGAGGGCTATTTCGCTGACAAGATGAAGAAGAACCAAGACGAGGAGATGCTCTCGGAGCTTGTCCAGCAAATCGTCGACCTCAAATTCTTCGAGGCGTTGAAAAAAGAGCTCGATTCACTTGAGGATTGAGGCTTTCAAATACTCATTGAAAAAAAGGACTCCATGACTATCCAAGAACGAGTGCAAGAAGTCTTCAATCGTTTCAACGTCAACCTGACGGTGAGCGAGGAGAAGCGCACCGAGATGGCGGAAGCCACACTCGAAAACGGCACGGTGATCTACACCGACGCAGAACAATTCGCAGAAGGTGTAGAAGCCTACATCATCAACGACGAGGGTGAGAACATCCCCTTGCCTCCCGGCGACTACACGCTCCAAGACGGAAGCGTCATTGTCGTAGGTGATGGCGGTGTAGTTACTTCTGTTGGCGAAGCTACCGAAGAGGTAGTGGAGGAAGTAGAGGCTTCCGAGGAAGTTTCAGAATCAACCGAAGAGGTAGAAGCCTCCGAAGAAACGGAAGAGGTGCAAGCTGAGGAGACACCCAGCTACGTCACCAAGGCCGAAGTCGAAAAGATGATTGCTGCCGCCTTTGAAGCCTTGAACAAGGACGACAAGGAGGAGATGTCAGCCGACACCCCCGAACCAAAAAAAGAAGAGGACGCTGTGGCTGTCGAACTTGCCGCTGTCAAGGCGGAGCTCGAAGCCATGCAAAAGAAAGCCGCCGAAGCGGGCCTGAAGCATCAAGCCCCAACGACGAAGCGTGAGCCTCTCGACCTCAAGAATCTATCAACTCAGGAGCGCGTGTCAGCTCTCCTTCAAAACTTCTCTAAATAATGGCAAACGCAACTGTTGCCGTCGGTACTTACACGGGAGAAGCGGCACGTCCTTACGTGTCCGCCGCTGTCTTGTCTGCCGACACCATCGCGAACGGATATGTGACCGTTCGTGAAAATGTTCACTCTAAAGCAGTTCTCCGGAAGTTCTCCGGCGTGGCTATCCAAGCCAACGACGACTGCGCGTTCACAACCCCCGGTTCTGGTGAGTTGACTTTGGGCGAGGCTATCTTGGCCGTTGACGCTCTGAAGATTAACGAGCAGGTATGCAACGAAGACCTCCGCGCTACGTGGGAAGGTGCTCAGATGCGCGGACAAAACTCCGCCGCTCCTGCTGACTTCACGACGTTCGTGGCTCAGTACGTTGCCGCTAAGACCGCCGAGGCTGTCGAGCGCAATATCTGGCAGGGCAAGTACGACTACACCGACGGAGCAACGACGGGAACGTACAACTCTTTCGCAGGGTTGATGAACAAAATCGTTGCCGCCACTCCCGGCGAAGAGGATTTGTTGACGGGTGCCACCACCGCTGCCAACATCTTGGCTCGCTTGAACGCTTTGGCTGTTCCTGCTGTCATCGCTGGCGACCCCAACACCAAGCTCTTCATGTCTCGTGCCATGAAGCAACTCTACTTCGAGGCCATCGCTGGCACGGCAGAGCTGACCTACTTGGCTGAAGGATTCGCTCAGAACTACAAGGGCTACGAAATCATCACGCCTGCTGGTATGCCTGACGACTCTTTCGTCTTCGCACAGCGTGAAAACTTGTACTTCGGTACTGACCTTTTGACCGACCACATCAACGCCTCTATCTTGAACTTGCGTGACGTGACGGGTGACGACGTGACTCGTGTGATCATGCAGTTCTCTGGCGGTTGTCAGATTGTGGACGAAGCTGCCATCGCAGTAGCTCGCCGCTCCAGCTAATAATTGAACCCGAGAGAAGGGGGGAGAGAACAGGCTCCCCCCAACTTTCACTAAACCCTACAACATGGCTTGTACACTAACTCTCGCAGGACGCGGAACGGGTTGCAAAGATGCTCTCGGAGGAATCAAGCGTATCTACATCGGTGAGTGGTCTGAAGGTATTTGGGAGGCTCCCGTATCGGGTGAGATTGGAGACGCTACTGCTGCTCTCACGGTCTACACCTACGACATGACGCGCGGCTCTGGCTCTTTGACGCAGACCGTCACTTCAAACATTGAGGCAGGTACGGTCTACTTCGACCAAGTATTGTCTGCTACGTTCAACAAATTGGACGCTGCCGACATCGTGGAGATTTCAAACATCACCAAAGGCCGCATGGCCGTTATCGTTCAGGACACGAACGACAACTACTTCGTGATGGGCAACAAGAACGGAGTCGAGGCTTCCGGAGGTACCGTACAGACGGGCACCGCTGCTGGCGACCAAAACGGCTTCACGTTGGAGTTGTCAGCACAAGAGGTCAGCGCAGCTCCTTTCTTTGATAAGGCAGGACAAGCCAACGTGACCTTCACGATTGCTCCGTAAGTTCTGAAAATATCGGGCCAACCTTAGGCCGTTATCGTTACAAGGAGGGGGAGGGCAGTTGCTCTCCCCTTTATTTTGAAGCATGATTCATCTATCTCCAAACAGCGCCTCCAACACCGTCACGGTGACACCTTTTGAGAATCGCAAGTTCTTGCCCGCTTTTACGGACTACCTTTTGGTGTTGGTCAATCAAGCCACCAAGGAGCAATTTGCGTGCATTTTCAACGTCGCATACGACAACGAAAGGTATTCACAGGCCGACCTCCCCACGAATAACGACGACCCGGTAAACGGCGAAATCCTTTTGACTCAATCGGGGCTCTACACCTACACTATCTACGGGCAAAACTCCGACTCTAACCTCGACCCAACGGACGCAAGTGTGGTTGGGGTGTGCGAAATTGGGCCATGCAAAGTAAGCGACGAACCCGCGTGGACTATTCCTAACGTCTCTATCCCTGACAACGTTATATATTACGAGTGATGGATTTACTAAAACTCAACGAATACCAAGAACGCTCCTACGAGGAGAGACCCTCCAACGAGGGCTACGTTCAGTACGGGGACGACAACCTCTTCCCGCAGTACCTCATCGACCTCTACAAGAGCAGCGCCACGCACAACGCCCTCTGCACTTCCATCGCCTATATGATCTACGGCGACGGGGTACAGGCCGACACGTTGGACGCTCGCCTCAAGATTGAAGAGTGGGGGTTGCAAGATGAAGTCCGCAAGGCGTGCCTCGACCTGAAGATTCAAGGAGGCTTCGCGCTGGAGGTCGTGTACAGCATCGACCGCACGACGGTTGCCAAGGTGCGCCATTGTCCCTTCGAGAATATCCGCTCGGCTGAGGTAGACAACGACGAAAACGTCAATTTTTACTACTACTCAAAGGACTGGTCGGACAATCAAATCGAGCCGGAGCTCGTGCGTGCTTTCAACCCGGAGGATTCGGTAGAATACCCCGTGCAAATCTTGTACGTCAAGCCCTTCTCTCCCGGATCGTACTACTACCCCAAGCCCGACTACATCGGCTCGATTGATTACATCGAGCTTGACAAGGAAATTGGAAAGTACCACATCAACAATATTAAGAACGGCCTCGCTCCTTCGTTCTCCATCCACTTCAAGAACGGAGTCCCAGCGCAGGAGGAGCGGCACAAGATTCGTAACGACATCGAGCGCCAACTGGCCGGGGCTACCAACGCGGGTAAGTTCATCGTAACCTACTCGGACTCTCCCGAACGTAAGCCCGACTTCGAGCCGTTCCCCCTTTCCGACGCGGATAAGCAATACCAATTCCTCTCTACGGAGGTGTCAGACAAAATCATGGTGGGACACCGCGTGGTGTCTTCGGCTATGTTTGGCGTGAAGACAGCCGGACAGCTTGGAAACACGCAAGAGTTGGAGATTGCCTCGGAGCTTTTCGACAAGCAAGTGGTGAAGCCTTACCAGCGCATTGTAAAAGACGCCCTTGAGAGCATTTTCGGGGCCGCAGGTACCCCAACCGTTGTCTCAGTTGAAGAAGTGCCGCCTATGGAGCCCGTAGAGGTCGAGATGAGCCGTAAAGCGTGCTGCAACTTGTCCGAGGAAATTACTTTGAACATCGACGCCGCAGAATGGCTCATTGAGCAAGGCGAAGAAATCAACGAGGACGAGTGGGTCTTGATTGATGAGCGCGAATACGACGAGGAACTCGAACAAGTGCAAGATGCCCAGTGGAATTTTGCCATGCGCGTTCCCGGTGGGACATCCGACACGAACACGGCTCCCGATAACCGAAGCCAAATCGACAACGACGTGGTGAAGATTCGCTACATCTACGACGGAAGCCAAAACCCAGAGCGTGACTTCTGCCGAAAGATGATGAGCTCGCAAAGGGTCTACCGCCGTGAGGACATTGTAGGAGCAAACTGGCCCGCGTCTTTGGGCGGTGCATCGGCTCGTGCAGTGAACCCCGGCTTCGGGCCAAACGGCACGGACACCTACGACCTCCTTTTGTACAAGGGCGGGCCTAATTGCAAGCACCGTTGGATTCGTCGCACCTACTTGAAGCGCAACAACCAGCGGGTGAGCGTTAACCGAGCGCGTCAAATCATCTCACAACTGCCCGAACCGCAGCGCCGAGCAAATCAAATCGAGACGCAAGACCCACGGATCTCACAGATTCCCGCAACAATGCCAAACAACGGCTACCTAAACCCTCGCTAAAATGGCACTACAAGCAGAAGTTCTCTTTGTCAACCCTGACTACATGAAGCGTATCACCCAGCTCAACGGCGGGGTAGAGGATGCGGTCATGGTTCCGGCCATCATCTTGGCACAAGACAAACACCTCCAGCAATACCTCGGCACCGAGCTGCTGGAGAAGTTGAAAGCCGACGTCTCAGGCGGTACCATCACGGATAACTACGAAGCCCTCTTGGACGGATACGTGCGGAAGGTCGTGGTGTGGTGGAGTATGGTGGAGCTGCTTCCGAATTTGTACGTGAAATTGGACAACGGCGGGCTCGTTATTAGGACGGCAGAGAACACCGCCGCCATCTCCGAGGCCGACCTACACCGCGAAATTGAGAACGCACGGCAGAACGCCCAGTTCTACACGACGCGCCTCGTAGAATATCTCTGCTACAACCTCTCTCTCTTCCCGGAGTACACGTCCAACACGGGCGCGGATATGTTCCCGGAGAAGACGGCCTACTACCAAAACGGAATGACCATCTCTCGTGGTGATGGGCAGCTTGATCCTGACCTCGCACGCAAGCTCCTCCAATGACCCGCCAAGAAAACATCGTCCTCTTGCAGGCGTGGCTCGATAAAAACAAACCAAAGCCCAAAAAATGAAGCACCTCTTCTCTTTGTTTCTTGTGTTTTTGACTCTGCCCGTATGGGGTCAGGACGTATGTGGTGAGCAATGCACCCACGTAGACCACGACTTCGAGAATTGGCTCGCTCTACGCACGGGGGGCAACAGGGAGTCGGACTATTTCACCAAGTACCTCCCGGTGGCTTTCCACGTCTTCGACGGTGCTTCGAATCCTGAGACGGTAGAGGCGGCCTTTGCTATCCTTCAAGAGCAGATGGTGGGGACAAACGTTATCCCTTGCCGCCACCAGACCAACTTTTACAACGAGTACGACAGCCTCGAAACAGAACATCCTATCTACGACGTCCCGCTCTACTACCAAGCGATGCAGGCGAACGACATTTCAGGGACACCCGCCACCGACGTATGTAACATCTACGTCTTTTCAAGTGTGGGCTCGGGGGTAGCGGGCTTCTCGTGGGTCAACAGCAACCCCGTGAACTACACGTGGGACGGCATCTACATGAAGGCTGAACACTTGGCCTCCGCTGTCATCACCCACGAGATGGGGCACTACTGCGGCCTCTACCACACCTTCCAAAATTCTACGTGTAGCACGGTGGAGGTGGATTGCGAGAGCCAAGGCGACTGGGTATGC